CCATATCGCTTTCTATACTACCTACCAAACTGTCCATGACTATGGGTACATTATAAGCAAATATAGACGTATCGGCAATATTAATCTTTACCAGTACGAGGAAACAAAAGAAAAAATTCCCAAGAAAACAGCTGGGGTGTATTATGAGGCCACCTATCCGAGAAACGTAGAGTTTTACGTAAAGGAAACAAAAAAAGGCAAGGCTAGAGAAAAAAGCGCTAAGGAGATTGAAAAAGAAAAATGTATAAAGGAAGCATGGTTTAAAGTCGATGCTATGGCTGCAACACATTATGAGCTGCGCAAAGCATTTATGGAAAACTTTAAAGCTACCACTAAACAGCATGAGCTTGTGCTGATGGGAGCCTACAGCGTAGCAATATTGCAGGGCGTCGCGTACATGAGGTTAGGCAACGTAAACGAAGAAGCTGGAATAGATAGCAAATTCTTCGATCCCAAACGAGACGAGAAAGCAATCAAGCTGGCCTTCGATGGTTATTCCGATATCCAGCAATGTGCGAAGGTTATCTACAAGCTGTTCGGCGACAACGAAAAAGAACTTTATACAAACAATAGCCGCTTTGGATATCCTACATACAAAATCAATCCAAGACTTGAGGCACTATATCATTGGCTCGTTGCTCTTGGCTATCAGATGAGCAGCGAAGAAAAGCTTCTGGCAACTGGCCAGCATGAAGTATTTCAGCAGATTAAAGGAGCTTAAAAATGGACACGGCAATAGATGAATTTACAATTAACCTGGCCATTACAATTATCGTTATGGTATGCGCATTGGCGCTGGTAGGAGGAAAAAACGATGAACGATAAAGAAAGAACAATTATGGACTGCGTAAACAGAGCGCAGCTGGCCATCAATGACTGGCAATGCAGCGGCGAGATTTATTATCTGGAGCAGGCAAAGGCAGAGCTTGCCGAAGCTGTTCTCTTGGCTGATGAACTGGCCAAGGAAAAACCAGTTTTTCTTCAATATAGCGCAGAGGTGCAGGGCCGCGTTGTTTCTAGCTATTTGTGCGATACTCCGGAGGAAGCCTTGGAAGATATTCGCCCCGAACTTGCTGTGGGTGATTTGGTTATAGTCCTTAAACAAGAAGAATCCCAATGGCAGCCTTATATTGATATGGATGATTTGATTGAAGGATTTATAAGCCAAGCAGATGATGAGGCTGGCGAAGGTGCAGAAGCATGGTGCGATTTTATTTCCGGTAATGCGCTGGCGCAGGCGAGAAAAGAGCTTGATGAACAGCTCAACGATGTATTGGAGGCATGGCTCAGAAAACATAAAGTTGAAGCCGGTTGGTATGACAGAGCCGGCATTGAGGGAACGTATAGATTTTGTGGTGATAAGTTTATCCGTGTTAGCAAGACTGGCGATGACGCATGAGCCAGCTAAGAAAAATGGAACGCAGAAAGCAGAAGAAGCTGCATCTGTTGGGCGGTGAAGAGCGGCTGAAGATTAAGGCCGGAGACAACGAACCGTTCGGCATCAGCAAGGCCGGCTATAATGCTATCTACCAGGCGGGCTATGAAGCAGGTATGCAGGCAGAGCGTGACAAGATGATACCGTATTATGCCAAATACTTCACTCACCAGATACTGGCAGTCTGCTGCAAGATACTCATGGAGAACTATGGAGAGATACATGTACGCAATACAAGGATCGAGAAATTCACGGAGCTTTATGGCCGTGGCCTTGAGATGCTGGGCGAAGACAAAAGCACCGAACAATATCTTGAGTACATCGAACAATATGGAATGCACATCAATTGGAAGGAGCCGGTGACGTGAACGCAAATCAGAAGCTATGCTGCCTGGAAATAGACTATATCGTATATCGCCTGCTGACTACCAGAAGAATCCGGTATGCTCAGCATCTGGCCTGCACGAGAAAAAGAAAGCTCAGAAGCTACCTGAGCAAACACAGAAGCTTGCGTGATAAGTGCTTCCTGGAAGCACGGAAGCTGCCGCGCTTCTGCAAGACAAAAAAATAACTATATATAATAGTAGAAAATGGGCAGGTGAAATACCTGCCCAAAGCTTGATAAAGCATATTAGTTGAGTGGCATATCAGTGCCGGGAAAAATAACAGCCAAAATAACTTAGGCAGAATGGAGCGGAAGAATGTATGTAAAACGGACATGGAGATGTGGCAAATGCATCGAAGTAGAAAAATACCAGACCTTCCGCTACAAGGGAAAGATGACAGTACGTGCTCCACAAAGCAATCCTACTCCGGAAGCTATGGCCAAGGTAAACGAGCGTAACAGCTACAAGAATCTTCGTCGTCTGCTTAATACTAATTTTGGCAAAGGTGACCTGCATTGTGTATTGACCTATGCTCCGGATAAAAGAGCAAGCAGCCAGCAGGAGGCAAAAAAAGATATTCAGAAATTCTGCCGCAACGTGAAACAGAAATGCAAGCGTCGCGGCTCAAATTTCAAATATGTGGCTGTAGCTGAATACGGTAAGCGCTCTATGCATTTTCATGTTGTTATCCATAGCGGGCTGAAGCTGCAGGAACTTGGCGATATGTGGCCGCATGGACGTATCCATGCAACGGAGCTGGACGGCAGCGGAGATTATGACAGGCTGGCCAGCTATCTTATCAAGCAGACCAACAAGACCTACAACGATCCGGAACGCAGAGTGTTTGCCAGACGTTATGTTACGAGCCGTAACCTTGAGCAGCCGGAGTGTAAGATTGAGAAAGTCAAGGCTGACAGCTGGCGTGAGACGCCGTCTGCACCTAAAGGCTTTTATGTGCTGCAGGATACTATCGTCCAGGACGTCAGCGAGATTACCGGATATCCGTATCAGTATTACCGTTGCCTGGCACTAGGTGGCGGGAAACCATTGAAAACAAAAAGACTACGCAGGTAGGCGTTTATATCAGCGGCGGAATCTGCCTCGGTAGTTATATACAAGCAAAAAAACGGACAGGCGCAAGAAGAAGTATATCCGCTGCTGCTATAAGCACGGGAAGGGGGAATCAGATTGCTGGTAAAGCACTGGCAGCGCGTCGCAGAGACACGCTTTAAGTATCAAAAAAAAATTCAGATGGCCGTGGATGAAGCGCGTGCCTGCAGGCATCCGCATGGGCTGAAGGACAAGCTGAAGCCTAATCCTACCCAGCAGGATGCACTCAAGGGAATGCTGCCGCTGAAAAAGGTTAGCGTATACATCGGACGTCGGAGCTATGAGCTTGTCATTGAGCAGCCGGAGGAGTGGCTGGCGGTGATAAGGGAGACGTATGCCTTATACAAAGACTCGCCTATTGGCCACGTCATGCACAAATACTATGACAACTACGAGAACAGGCACGTCCAGCCGGAGGTTATCAGCGGGCTGCAGGGAGTGAGCCGTCAGACGTTCTACGCCTGGCGCAATGAGTTTTTGAGTGACGCTGCTATTATTGCAGCGCAGCATGGAATAAAAAATTTTTAAGCATTGCCGTTTTGTACTTTACAAATCGGCGCTTTTGACGTGGTAAAATAGTATTGTGCAAAATAGCAAGTAAAAATAAAGGCCCTGACGGAGCGTTCCGCCGGGGTTATTTTTATGCCAAAAAGCAAAGGAGGTGAAGGCACTATGGCAGAGGTAAAAAAAGCAGTCAAAAAAGCTGTTAAAAATTCCGGTAAAAAAACTACCCCAAAAGCTGGTAAAAAAACCACGTCGGAAAAGCTCAGTCCGGCGCAGGAGAAATTTTGCCTGGAATACCGTAAGCATGAGGGTAACGGCACTGCTGCAGCCATAGCTGCCGGGTACAGTGAGAGGACCGCCGCACAGCAGGCTACCAGGCTGTTAAGAAATGTTAACATTCTGAAGCGCATAAAAGAGCTGGCAGATGACGCTATCAGAAAGCAGATTATCGGGCTGGATAAACGCGCTCTGGTGCTCAGTAAAATTGCCGAAGATGATGCTGCTGATGTGCAGGCCAGAATCAGGGCGATTGACGTTCTGAACAAAATGGATGGCGTGTATGTTTTCAAGACCGAGGTTAAGATTAGCGGCAATGTCAATGTGCTGCTGAAAAGGCGAAAGAAGGAGTAATGGGCCATGAAACCACAAATAAGCCAGGAAGACTACGATGCTTTAGTAGGCTATCTTGCTGAGTGCCAGCATGATCCGGAGCTTTTCGTAAAACTTTCTTTCCCATGGGGCGAACCTGATACTCCGCTGGAGAATAAGAAAGGGCCGGAACAGTGGCAGCTTGACATACTACGTGAAATAAAGGACGAAGTAAAAACTGCTGATGTTGCCATACGTGAAGCAGTAGCCAGTGGCCACGGCATTGGTAAGTCGGCGCTGGTGAGCTGGCTCATTCTTTGGGCGCTGGGTACCTGCTCGGATACGCGCGGCGTTGTTACCGCTAACACGGAAGCGCAGCTTCGCACTAAAACATGGGCAGAGCTTAACAAATGGTACAACATGTGGATAGCTAAACCATTGTTTGACTACACTGCGACAAGCATTTTCTGCAACGCTGACGGTAACGAAAAGACTTGGCGTATAGATGCAATTCCGTGGAGTGAAACAAATTCTGAAGCGTTTGCTGGCCTGCATAATCAGGGCAACAGAATTTTGATTATCTTTGACGAAGCATCAGCGATACATGACACTATCTGGGAAGTTACGGAAGGTGCCCTGACTGACGCAGACACAGAAATCATCTGGTGCTGCTTTGGCAACCCAACTCGTTCCAATGGCCGCTTTTATGATTGCTTTCACAAACACAGAAATTATTGGCACACTCGCAGGGTAGACAGCCGCAGCGTAAGCTTTTCTGATAAAAAGCAGATTGAAGCGTGGCGCGAAATTTACGGCGAGGACAGTGACTTCTTCAAGGTCCGCGTGCGCGGCGAGTTCCCTTCTGCCAGCGACAAGCAATATATCTCGCAGGCCATCGTGAATGAAGCACGGAAAAGAGTACTCAAGCCGTATCAGTATAATTTTGCTCCGGTTATCATTGGTGTAGACCCTGCGTGGACCGGTGCGGATAAAATCTGCGCATACCTGCGTCAGGGCAACTACAGTAAGCTGCTCTTTGAATATCCGAAGAATGATAATGACCTGCAGCTTGCCGGCAAGATTGCAGCACTGGAGGATGAGTACCATGCTGATGCAGTCTTTATCGACCTTGGCTATGGTACAGGTATCAAGAGTGCAGGCGATGCGTGGGGCAGGAATTGGACGCTGGTGTCATTTGGCAGCACAAAAGGTATACCGCCTAACTGCATCAACAAGCGAGCAGCTATGTGGCAGGATATGCGGCGCTGGCTTATGGATGGCGGTGCAATATCGGCCGATGACAACGTGCTGGCTGATGACCTCGTAGGACCGGAGCTTGCTCCGCGTGACGATGGCAGAGTGCAGCTGGAGAGCAAGGAGAGTATGAAAAAGCGCGGGCTTCCGTCTCCGAACAGGGCGGATGCATTGGCGCTGACCTTTGCTTTTCCGGTACTAAGCAGAAAACAGGAACATGAATACGCCTGGAGCGTCGATAATGGCGCGCAGGAAGAATATGATCCGTTTCATGGAATGTGGTAGGAGGTGAGACCATGGAAGAAATCATTATGCAGCTGCATGGCGGCGGTGGTGGTGGAGGCGGAACGCAGATTAAGCAGAACGCACCCGGAAGCCAGAGCGCTGCAACTATTGACAGCGCGACTGAAGGACAGCGTGAATCGCTGCGTGAAAAGCTGAGCAAGGCAAGAGGCCGTAACTTTACCAACAAGACCGGCGGCAGCATGGTAGATACAATCAAGAAAGCATTGTTGGGTGAATAGCAATGTTTGAAGAAATCTATCGTGACTCAAAGCTGCTGAAGGATAAGCGCTTCGTTCTGGAGCAGATGTACCAGCGGCGCGCCTCGTTTGAACCGACGTGGCAACTTCTGTCCCGGTATATCGTTCCATATCGAGGACGCTTCCATGAGCGTGGCGGCAGCATTGACGGAGAGCGGCGTGACCGCTATCTCATCGACCCTTATCCGATGGATGCGGCAGGCAAGTGTGCTGCTGGCCTGCAGAGCGGACTGACGTCCCCGAGCCGTCCGTGGTTTGAGCTGTCTTTGGCTGACCAGGAAAAGGCTGAATATCATCCGGTACGCCAATGGCTAGATGATGTGCGTGACGTCATGATGGCCGTATATGCACGTGGCAACACCTACGCTATGCTGTACGATATCGAGGCTGAGCTGTGTCAGTTTGGCACGGCGGCGGCGCTGATGATGCAGGACTATGATACCGCGCTCTGGCATCGCAGCTACACCTGCGGCGAATACACCGGCGGTGTGGACGCAAGAGGCAGGCTTTATTCCTTTGGCAGGCGTTTTGAATTGACCGCTCCGCAGATGGTAGCGGAATTTGGTATTGATAACGTGAGCCTGGCCGTAAAGACTGCGTACAACAACAATGACCATACACAACGCTTTGAGGTTGAAATGCTCATCGTCAAAAACAATGAGTATAAGCCTGACCAATTAAAGCCCGGTAACTTCCCCTGGCAGAGCTTTTACTGGGAGCGTGGCAATCAGCAGCAGTTCCTGCGCATCAGCGGTTACAAGGAGCAGCCGTTTATTATGCCGCGTTGGACCAAGGTGGCCAACTGCGAATATGGTTATGGTCCTGGGCATAACGCATTGGGTAACTGTATGCAGCTGCAGCGTATCGAGAAAGCAAAGCTCCGCTGCATGGATAACGAGGCTGACCCGGCTATGATGTTTCCGGCAAGCCTGAAGAAAGTCAACCGCCAGCCTGGTGCAAACAACTTTATTCCCGATGGTACGCAGATGAACGCTTATCCGATGATACCGCCGGGAGCAAAGCGCTACGAAGGCATGATAGCCTTGAGCAATGATAAACGGCAGCAGATAAGCGCTACGTTCTATAATGACCTTATGGTAATGCTGACGCAGGCGCAGAACAATCCGCAGATGACTGCTAAGGAAGTCGCGGAACGTCACGAGGAGAAAATCCTTATGCTGGGGCCGGTGCTGGAGCAGTTCCATAATGAGGTGCTGGACCCGCTGACCTTGCGTACGTTTGGACTCTGTATGCGCAACGAGCTTTTCCCGCCTATGCCGGAAGAGATTACTGCAGATGAGCTGAAGGTTAATTTTGTGAGCCTCTTGGCGCAGGCGCAGAAGATGGTAAGCCTGCCGAGTGTACAGAATGTACTTGGTATGGTGGGTAACGTAGCAGGTATCTATCCTGAAGCTGCCGACATTATTAACATCGACAACGTAATCCGTGAGGTTGGCGTTATCAGCGGTACGCCTGAGAAAATCATGCGCAGCGAAGATGAGGTGCAGCAGCTCAGAGAGCAACGCCAGCAGGCACAGGAAGCACAGATGCAGCAGGCGCAGATGGCACAGGGCGCTGAGGCGGCCAAGACCGGTGCGGAAGCTGCAAGGCTTTTGAGTGAGGTGCCGGCCAATACGGATAATGCTCTGGATGATATGCTGAGCAGAATGGGGATGAGCTGATGGAAAAGCAAAGATTTGCTGAACTGCTCGTAAACGTCATGCAGACGCAGACGGGCAGGGAATTTATTTATGAGCTGCTTGACACCATGGAAGTGCATGTTCCTAACTATGTTGTCGGTAAAGGAAGTGTTATGGGGTATGAGATAGGCCGGCGTAGTGTCGGCGAAGAACTGCTCCGTATGCTGAGAGATGATACTGAGGAAGGCCTGCAGCTGGAGCTGCTGATGCGGCAGGAAGCGCGGGACCGTCCCAAAGAAAAACACAAAGATGAATTCTATGACCAATTTGAAGGAGGTAATGTTTAATGCGAAAGAAATGGTTGTTCTTTTTGGCTCCTGACGGCGGCGATGCTGGCGGCGGTGAAGGCGGAGCTGGTGGCGATGGCGGCACCGGTGGTGACGGTGGTGTTGCAGGTGGCAGTAAAAGTATCTTTGATAATCCTGATGGCGGCAATCCCCCTGGTGACGGTGGAGGCAATCCTGCTGGTGATGGCGGCGGCGCTGGCACAGTGCCGGAAAACTATGAGTTTAATCTGGGCGAAGGCCTTACAATCACCGATGAACAGAAAACAGCATTTACCGCCATAGCTAAGGATGCAAAGCTTTCACAGGCGCAGGCTGACAGCCTGCTGAAAATGCACAGCGAGATTATCAACGGCTATATGCACGAGGCGGAGGAAGCCATCGAAAAAAACATTGCTGAATGCCAAAAGCAAGGCCTGATTACAAAAGAAAACCTGGGCTTTGCGAAAGCCGCAGTAGATACCTTCGGCGGCAGTGAGGCGATGCAGGTATTGATTGATACCGGTGCTATCAATCATCCTGCTGTCTGCAAGCTCTTTGTAACTATCGGACAGCTTATCAGCGAAGATAAACCGGCAGATACTCATGTCGGCGGTGGCAAGGGAACCCCGCGGGCAGAAGATATCCTCTTCCCTAACAGCAAATACTAAAGGAGTGAATTAAATGGCACAAACCGGACTTTATAACAACACCGGCCTGGCGACTATGTATGATATTGCGCAGCAGTATCGCTCTGCAGGTAATGAAGCAGCGGCGCAGGTCGTAGAGCTGCAGGCCAAAACCAATCGTCTCTGGGAAGTATTCCCTATGAGAACCTGCAACAGCGGCAGCGTTGAAAAAGCGCTTATCAGAACCAGTCTGCCGGATGTTGCATGGCGTATTATTAACCGTGGCGTAGCGCCTACTAAATCCAGCACTGGCCAGGCAAGCTTTACTACCGGCGGTGTTGAGGCTATTGCACAGATTGATGAGCGACTGATGAAGCTCAACAAGAACAGCAATACCTATCGACTCAATGAAAACTATGCACATCAGGAAGCTATGAGCCAGAAGATGTCTACTACCTTCTTCTATGGTGATGAACAAATCAACCCTGCTGGCTTTACCGGCCTTGGCGCTTTCTACTATGATAAGGCCGGGCAGGATGAAATCTACGCCAATCAGATTGTTGACGCGGGCGGTACCGGTAACAATCTGACCTCCCTTTGGGTAGTGACCTTTGCACCTGATACTGTTTACGGCATCACTCCGGAAGGCGTTCCTGGTGGTTACAGCTATCGTGACAACGGACGTGTTAAAGTGAGAGATGAGAATAACCTTGAATACTGGGGCTATGAATCTCAGTACAACTGGGACGTAGGCCTCTGCGTACGTGACCCGCGCTATGTAGCACGTCTGGCCAACATTGATACTACCAATACCAGCAGCACTGACTTCATCGACAAACTGATTGAAGTATATGACTGCATTGAAAATCCTGACCATGGCCGTACTGTTATCCTCTGTAACCGTAAGGTGCAGACCATGATCAATATCATTGCACAGAAGAAAAACAATGTTAACCTTTCTCTGGAAGACTTCGGCGGCAAGCGTATTCAGCATTTCTGGGGCTCTCCCATCCTGCGTAATGATGCTATCCTGAGCACTGAATCTAAAGTGCCGGTAGAATAAGGAGGTAAGAACATGGCTGTAATGATTGATGCAAAGCTTATTCTTTGCGAAAATGTCGATACTGCAGCGACTGTCACCAGTAAGGCAATTGATATCGGCCGCAACAAATCTTTGAGACCGCTCTATGTTGATGTTAAACTGACTAAGGGCGTAACTGCCGGCCGCGTCAAAAGCGTAGAGCTGCAGACCAGCGCTGACGCAAACTTCTCTGCTCCTATCACTGAGATGGTGGTGACTATCGGCAAAACTGCCGAGCAGCAGAAGCATGCCTGCCAGCTGGCGCAATTCTTCGCGTCCATCCAACCGCAGGGCCGCTACGTCCGCGTAAAAATCACCGGTGATACTACCGCTCCGGCAGGCGGCAAGATTTGGGCATATCTGTCCCCGGATATTCAGGTGCCGGTATGAGATACAAAGTAATCCGCACCTGCTATTGGCAGCGCAGACTTTGGGAAAAGGGCGAAGTGGTGGAGCTGGGTGAGAATGTGCCGGAGCATTTCAAACCGCTTTATAATCCAGCTGAAAGATTGGCCCTGAACAAAAATGCTGACGAGCTTTCGGATGAAGAACTTACGAACGAAACGCCTTCCGACGAAGTGCTTTCGGATGAAGAAACTATGAACGAAGAACCTTCGGAAGAAACGTCTGGCAGCATGGAAAACCCGGATATCATGCCTTCTTCTTTGGAAGATATGAATGTTGGCCAACTGCAGAAGTTGGCACGTGCAAACGGCCTGGAGCCGCCGAAGAATGCAAAAAAACAAGAACTGATTTCCGCTCTGCGCGGAGAATAACATCGGGCCGGAGCTTATTCCGGCCTTTTGTTTTTTAGGAGGAAACCATGAACAACATTGAAATCTGTAACCTTGCGCTTGGCCGTATCGGCGTAGACGAAATCAACCGCATGGATGAGGCAAGCCAGCCTGCAAGAATCTGTACACGTTATTTCAATTTTACCCGTCAGAATGTATTGCGCCGCTTTCCTTGGACGTTCGCAACGAAGCGTGTGCAGCTGGCACTGCTTAATGAAACGGCACCTGATTATAAATACGTCTATCAATATCCTTCTGATGCTCTGGCGATACGCCTTATGTACAATGACAGCTTTGTTGGCCTGCCTAAAGATAATTACTTCCGCATTATGAATGGTAACGGCGGACGCAAGATATACAGTAATATCTCTAACGCCTACGTGGAATATACTGCAGACGTAAAGGACAGTGAAACCTTCGACAGCCAATTCATTGAAGCCTTCAGCTGGAAGCTGGCGGCGGAGATGGCGTTCGCTTTGACCGGTAACATGAACCTTGCGACAAATGCTATCCAGGCATACAATGCTTACTTTACGGAAGCAGCTGGCGAGGATGCTGCAGAAGACAATCAGGAAGAAGCTGTACAGGATAGACTGGCTAACGCCAGATGGGAGGGCTGACAATGGGACTGTATCAACTGAAGCCCAGCTTTGCCGGCGGTGAATTGTCGGACAGCATGTACGGCCGCGTCGATATCAACAAATATGATAGCGGCGCTGCCACGTTAAAAAACTTTACGGTGCAGCGTTATGGTGGCGTGCGTAACCGCAACGGCTTCCGGCATATTGGCGTAACCTATGGAGGCAAGCGTGCCTTCTATATCCCCTTTCTGTATAACACCAATGAAACCTATATCATAGAAGTCACTGCAGGGCATTGCCGCTTTCTGTACAACGGCCAATACATAGTAGAGGATAACGGAGAGCCTTATACAATAAGCAACAATCTTAATCCAGCCGACCTGCAGGGTATCTGCAAAATAAAATATACGCAGAGTGCTGACGTGCTTTTTATCGTGCATCCTGATCATTACCCTATGACGCTTACGCGCTACAGTACATATGACTGGCGCTGGGAACAGATGCCTATAACAGGCGGTCCGTTTGAGGACAGCAATGGCAGTACTGCAACGGAGGATGAGCAGGTAACGCAATTATATCGTTATGGTCCTGGAACCTACGAGCTGACGCTTCCTGATACCGTAACCAATATTTCGGTGGAATTGGCTGGTGCTGGCGGCGGTGGTGGCGGCGCTGCTATCGCAGGAACATATACGGCTCCCGGAGGTGATGGCGGCACAGGTGAATACATCCGCTTTTCAACTGATGTTCAGCCTGGGCAAAAGTATAAGCTTGAGGTTGGTGCTGGTGGTAAAGGTGGTAACGGCAGGTTAAGCGAAAAGTCGGGGAGATACTTGACCGTTGATGGAGATGCTGGTGGCGCTGGCGGCAACACGATTGCGTTTGGCAGGACAGTTAAAGGTGGTGGAGCTGGAAGTGGCGGCCATATTCTTTTCCGGTTCCAGACTACACCAGGCAGCAAAGGTGCGAGCTACAGCGGTGGTGCTGCCGGTGGCATAAAGGGAACAGATGCTGCCAGCGTCAACGGCAAAAGCGGCGGTGACGGGTACTGTAATATCCGCTTCCGCTATGGCAGCAAGGCAGCGAAGATAACGGCCAGTGCGACGGAAGGCGAAGTCACGTTAACGGCCGATAAGGATATCTTTGAGAAAGATAACATTGGCAGCCTTATTGAGCTGACTCATTATAAAAAAAGCGAATACAAAAAAGGCAAACCTGATACAACGGATGCGCTGCTGGTAAGCTGCCTGCCGGGCTCTAGCGTCTATGTAGAGAGCTTCGGCTTCTGGAAGGGAAACTTCTCGTTGGAAAAATATAACGAGAACAGCTCTATGTGGGAGCTTGTAAGAACGCAGGACGGCAATCACAGCCAGAACTACAACTTTACCGAAAAGAACGAAGAGGAATACATTGTCAGGTACAGGGTAACCTCAACAGAGTTTGATACAACCATCTGGAGCGGTGAGAATGAGAAGCAGACCGGTTACGTCACTGTGCAGAGCTTCGGCAATGATTATAGCGGTATTATAAAAATTACTGAGTACATCAGCGGTAAAAAGGTTAAAGGCAAGGTATTGCGCACGATTGGCAGTACAGACGCTACGCAAATCTGGGCTTTTTCTCCGTGGAGCAGGAGCAAGGGCTATCCGTCTGCAGCAGGCTTCTTTGAAGACCGCTTGGTATTTGCCGGCAGCACAAGATATCCGCAGACGTTCTGGAGCAGTAAGGTAGGAGATTATTATAATTTCGGAACATCAACACCTGTGGTAGACGATGATGCAGTAACGGCTACTCTAAACGGCGGCCAGATGAACGGTATCAAAGCAATGGTAGCCTTTGGAGAATTGATTCTGCTGACAAGCGGCGGTGAATATAAGGTAAGTGGTGGCCAAGGCAAAGCGCTCACGCCTAGCAATACTTTAAGTCAGGCGCAGGAATACCGCGGCATATCTGACGTATTACCGGTAACTGTAGGCAGCAGAATTGTCTTTGCGCAGCAGCAGGGCAACATCATCCGTGACCTGGCATACAGCTATGAGGCTGATAAATACACCGGCGATGACCTCAACCTACTATGCTCTCATCTCTTCGATGGCCACAAAGTAGTAGCTATGACCTACCAGCAGACTCCGGACAGCATCATATGGTTTGTCCGAGATGATGGCCTGCTCTTGGGACTGACCTATATCAAGGAGCAGGATATCTACGCATGGCATAAGCATAGCATTAAGAATGCGCGCTTTGTCAATGTCTGCTGCATCCCTGGCGGAGAATGTGACGAGCTTTATGCTGTCATAGAACGTAACGGCCAATACGAGAACGTTATGCTGGAAAAGAGGAACGATAACGATGTGCCGGAAGAACAGATTTATGTTGACGACGGCATAACCGTACGTGGCAGCGATATAAAAGAGGTAACGGGCCTGACGTGGCTGGAGGGTGAAACCGTGGCCATACTGGCTGACGGAAACGCGCTGCCGCAGCAGAAGGTGGAAGGCGGTAAAGTTACGCTGAGCGAAAAGCATGGCTACAGTGTTGTGCATGTAGGACTGCCTATTGATGCAGTCATAAAGACACTGCCGATAGAATTCCAGATGCAGGACGGCAGCTCCATTAGCCGCAAGAAGCGCATAGGTAATCTTTCCGTCCTCTTTAAAAACACGCGTGGCGGACTGTATGGCCTGAGTGAGGAAAAACTGGATGAAATCAAATGGCGCGATACTGAAGCATATGGCCAGTCTACAAAACTTTTCACCGGTAAGAAAAAAATCGTCCTGCCTGCTGCAGGCTGGGACGAAACGCAGCAGCTTATCATTAAGCAGGATGCGCCGCTGCCGATGACGGTATTGGCCATTGTGCCGGAGATTGTGCCGGGAGGATAATATGGCGGAATATACTTTTTCTCGTCCGTCTGATAGAGATATTGAATACGTGGCCGCACATCTGCGGCAGGACAACAGGCAGGAGCTGACGGCGCTGTATGGTGCTGGACATGAGCTGGATGTTTTAAAAAGAAGCGTCAGATATAGCGAACTGATTGGCTGCTTTTATGTTGACGGCATACCTGCAGCTATATATGGAGTAAGAAGCCCGGCTGCAATATGCTCTGTCAAATGCGTCTGGCTGCTCATGACCGACGAAACATTGAAGCATAGGCTAGTAGTAGGGCGATATACCAAACGCTTTCTGAGGGCGATTGTGGCGGCCTATGGGCCTATGTCCAATAAGGTTGATGCTGGAAACGCAGAAATCCTGCGCTGGCTCAGATGGCTTGGCGCTGAGATATCGGAACCGGTGCAATGCGGAATATACAATCTGCCGCACAGGGAATTTTATTTTGACGAAAGAATTTTAAAGGAGGGATAGCATGGGCGTAGGAGTAATGATTGGTGCAACTCTCTTGGGCGGTTATCTGCAGGGACGTGCAGCACGTCAGCAGGCCAACGCACAGGCGGCGCAGGCGCAGGCAAATGCTGATATCGCCTATAACAATGCGCAGAAGCTGCAGGAGCAGGCCGAGAAGCAGGCGCAGAATAATGAAATCAACGAGGAAAACAAACGCCGCAGACTGCTGCAGCTGCAGGGGCAGCAGAGAGCCAACATCGGCGCGGCCGGAATCACGGCAAGCGGCAGTGCACTGGCGGCGATGGCAGACAGCCAGTTTAACCAGGAGCAGGAGCTTGCCTTTGAGAGATACAATGCGCGTCAGCAGGTAGATAACATCTTCCAACAGAGTACGGACAATTTGAATCAGGGCGATGCCTATGCGTCGAGCGCCAGAGCCTACCGTAAGGCAGGCAAGCGCGCTATGATGAACAGCATGCTGCAGGCAGGGCTGAGCGTAGCGTCTAATCTTTATACGCCCAAAAGCATGGGGGCGTTGAAAAGCTCAGCCGGTAAAAGCGTAGGCCTGCAAAACTACAGTGTACCGGGCTACACAGAGATGAAAGGACTGCCTGCTCATACCGGTGGCGGCATCTCAAGCTACAGTAATGATGGCTGGGCGAAAGCAAAATGGTAAAAATGTCATTTTGTACTTTACAAATCGGCAAAGTATGTGTGTTAAAATGATAGTGCGGAAGGGAAGCCATTCTCCCATTTTCATCATACTCTAAAAAATTAGCAACGTAGAAAGCATCTGAGGCTAAGCCTTGGGTGCTTTTTGCGTATATAGGAAAGGAGCAGAATATGGCAGTAATTGATGTTTACGAGAACCAGGCAAAGCTCGGTACGCCTGCAAGCCGGACGAGCGGTGTGCATCCTGATATGGGCGGGCAGATGGCGCTGGCAAGGGCAAATGCAAATCTTACCAATACGATGGTCGAGGGAGGGCAGAAGCTCTATGAGCAGATAGCCATTGCCGACGTGATGAAGGCCAATAATGATTATAATATGCAGATGAGCAGGCTGCAGAATGAGCTGCTGCAGAACAAGGAAGAGAACGCAAGGGATAACCTTACCAAGTACGAGGAAGGGCGCAAGAAGATTATCAATGGCATTATGCAAAAAGGACCGTCGACGCTGCGTGGCGTTTTGGGAAGCAAGGCCTTTTACAATACCATTGAGCGTGACTGGACCGGCCAGCGTGCCCAGATGGAACGTTATACCATGGGCGAGATGGAGAAGTACCAGGATACGCAGCTTAACAATCAATACAAATTAGCTTTGAAGGACGTAGCTGTAAACTGGCATAACAATGATGATCTGGACGCTGTTATGCGCCGCGGCGATTTTATGACTGCAGCAAGGTACGCCAACTATGGCCAGGAAAAGATTGCTGAAGCAAGCAACAAATGGAAGGCTGCGGTAGCAGAGACGGCAGCGCAGGCTGCTATCAATTCAGACAGCAGCGAAGGATGGACGCGTGGCGGCGAGATACTGCAGGCCTACGGTTATCTTATGGACCCGCAGAAACGGATCCAATACGATAAGATTATCAGCGCGAGGGAGAAAAGCAATGAACAAATAAAGTCATTCAGCGGACTTTATGACAAATACGATGGGGACTTTGAGAAAGCTGCGGCTGAATATAAGCAATTAAATAGTGGTACGGCAGATATCGCCAAAGGTTTGGCGTTTGCACAGGGAGAGGAAGGCAAGGCTTGGGGCAGCAATCAGTGCGCTAACTTTGTAAAAAAATATATTCAGACGGCTGGCGGTGATTATGACATTACCAGCAGCTTGGCTGACGGTACCTACCTTAACGCAGAACGGAAAGGGCTGACGTTTAATGACCGTAAACAATTAAGGGACGGAGATATTGTCTATTGGCAGGTAGATGGCAGCAAGTACGCTACGAGCGACAACCCGGATGATGTACATTCTGACACCAAGGCCTATAAGGGCATTACCCATGTCGGCATATACAATGCCAAGACCGGCAAGGTTATCCAGAGCGGTGAGCATGGAGTGAGTGAGCTGGCGCTGGATGCTGCCGGATATCATACGGTAGGCTACAGCCATATCGGCGGCCGCGGTATGGATGAGACCGATATGAATAAAAGCCTGCAAGAAATGCAGTCCTATTTCTCAGTGCAAAACACAAGAAAAAGGATGGCCAAGGATAAGGCATTTGATAATTTCTCTTCGGAAGCTGTAAGAATGTTTGAAAGCGGCATACCCATAGAAGAGGCGCTGAGACAGGCGGATGTTTTTGGCGGCACTGATTTAAAAATGCGTTCGATGGCGCGTGGGGCTGTAAGCACAGCTTATTCATGGGCAGGTAACGTAGACGTTTTCGGAAAACGTGCAAGCTCTGGAAGCTCCGGTGTTAGTACAGGCAAAGGGTTAGCTGTGGGACAAAAGCAAAAGCTTACAGAGCTTCTTGAAGGCGGTTACTTCAATGACAAAGAAGAATTTGCTGATTTCGTTCTGAACTATGGACCAAGTAAATCTGAATATGATTCATTGATGACGACATACGATAATTTCCGTAAAGGAACTGGCGCATATAAATATAATTGGGGTGAGATAGAAAGCATTGTAAAAGCAAGTACTGGTCTAAAAGGAGAATACGCTCAAATGCAGTGGATTGGAGCAAAAGATGCTGGTAGAGAATTTATACAAAACTATATGTCAAAAAATGGAGTACAACCATCAGACAGTGAAGTTATCCAAGCATGCATTGATAGTTTAACAAAACATACAGTTGCTACATACAGGCAACCTGGATTGCTTTGGGGTACAAACGAGTACAATGTAGAGGCAAGCAATGCTGACTTAGCTCGTGCTGGAATAAAATCTAATGGCATAACCCCGATTGGCGGAGGTATTTACAAAGTAGAGATGATGGACGGTAGAATCTTTAGTATGAGCGGCGAAGATTTAAAAAACAGAATCGGATAAGGAGGACGAACAGCATGGATGAATCTAGATTGAATTTCCTTAAGGGACAAATGGAATCACTATACGCTACGGTACGTGAAAGCACGTGGAAGTTTCATGGTGATGTTCAGCCTGACTATGGCATTGTAGACAATAAGATTACAGAAGAAAAAGCAAAGGACTTGGCTGATATTAACGCAGCTAATGGCATTAAGCCAGTAAGCACAAGCGATAACAGCTTTGTGGACATGGTAAAAAACACCAACGCTTATAAAAAGTACTTTTACAGTAAAGACGATGTGTTGCTGGAAGCAAAAAAAATCAGCGCGGCCACAAACATTCCGGAAAATGCCATTCTGGCTAACGCTGATAATCTGGCCAACGCACGCAATGTATATAATTATCAGCAGAAGGCAATGGACCCTCAGGCAGTGTTTGAGGCCTACCCTGAGCTGAGTGAGCTGGCCAAGCTGAGTGATACAGACGCAGCTATTGCCCTGCATAACTTAAAGAACGTACGCCAGACGCAGGGCATTATTGAAGCAGCCAAGACCGGCTGGGAGCTTGATAACCTGATGAGCGAGCGCGGCCGTATGGGTTACGCCGCTATGAACGGCAAGGAGCTGACGGATGCTGACATTGCACGTTTAGGAGAAATTGAAAAAGCACAGAAAAATTCCAAGGAGCTGCCGGGGCTTTTTGAGGACCCGATGAGTGCTATTGTCGGCGGCACAGTGCAGAGCGGCAAGATGATGCTGCGTAATGCTCTTAATGGCCAGAAGATGGGCGTATACGGCGCTGGCTTCGGCGCGCTTCTCGGCGGTATTGCCGGCGGCGGTGCAACGCTGGGTGCCGGTACTGCTGCAGGCGTGGCAGCAGGTGCCAAGATCGGTTATAGCGTCGGCAGCCGTATCGGTATGGCGCAGGATATGTATGACGAAATTGCCGGCAACAACTACCTTGATTATAAAGGTTATAAGGATAAGCAGGGCAGGCAGCTGCTGACAGATAATCAGGCGCGCAGCTATGCTGCTGTAGCGGCAGCGCTGGAAACAGGTATAGAATTCAGCAACGCAGATAAAATCCTGAACGTCATCAAAGGCGGTGCAGGTGCGCAGAGCATCAAAGAAATCATCAGCAGTGCCAAGGACAGCACGGAGCTGCAGAGCCTGCTTGCCGCATATCTGCGTGACAGTGCAAAGAACATCGGAACAGTGGCCATCTCCGAGAGCGCGGAAGAAGGAGTGCAGGAGATGAGCAACAGAATTATTTCTGATATTGCTGCAGCAAACAATCCAGGCGGTGATATCCCTACATATACGGCAAAGGACGTTATTGTTGGCGGGCTGGAGGCAAGCTGGCAGGCGCTGCCTGCGTCGATCGGCTTTGGCGCTGGTGCGCATGGAGCAAGCACGGTATCCTTTATGCGTCGTGCATCCGCGGCGCTGCAGCTGAAAAGCGAAGAACAGAAGGCTAACCTGCGTGATGCTAACGGCATATCTATGCTGAGAAGTCTTGCTGAGGATATCAAAAACAATGCTTTGTTTAAAAAAGCTCCGGAAGTATATAACGAAGTACTGAATAATCAGCTCAAAGGCACGGAGCTGGAAACTATTAACATAGATACAGAGTACGTCCTTAATCAGCAAGGCGGCTATGAGCTTTTGAAATCTGCAGCAAAGGCAGCAGGCATAGGCGAACAGTATCTTAAAGACATCATCGACACTAAGGCAGACTTGAAAATCAGTACAGCTGATTATGTATCTAAGCTGCTGCCGACTGAAATCGGTGAGCATCTGGAGGACTACATCACATTCAGCGATATCAGCGAATGCCTGGCACGCAACAGAGAATATGCCGGCAGAATGCGCCGCGAGATGGACCGCATATTGGCATATGAGAACCGCCAGCGTGAAGATGCTTTGAATACCTACCTTGATAATAACTTCCATACTCCGGAAACCCGTGAGATAGCAGAGGCAGTATTGCGCCGCTTCCCGGACAATCCCAAGGAAGGTGTAAAGGAAATCAGAAAATCACTGCAGGCCAAGATTGACGAGCCGCTCAATCAGATTATCGAAGAGCTGGAAAAGGGTATGGGCAACGGCGTAGCTGTAGTAGAAATCCCGGAATATGATAATCAGATGCGTGGCATCAAGGTAAGCAATGACGACCCATGGTATCAGCGCTACTATAAAGAGAATAAGCATAAGCCCTCTAAGATGGAGCTGCGTGAGCTGGCGCGTGAGATTTGGACCGGCCACAACGAGTATGGGCTCTTTGGCTGGGAAAACCGCACTCCGGAAGAGAACCAATGGTATGAGAATAACAAGGCAGCTATGGAAGCAACGGAAGAAGCTATCCGCAGATTGGATGCATTGACTCCTGCTCTGGAAAAAATAGATCCGGGCGAACTCTCTATTACTGAAGGCCTGAGCGAAGAAGGCTTTGAGGTATACCGTAAGCTGCGTGGCAAGCTGGAAGGCGCTGAAAGCAAAGAAGTTCGGCAGGCAGCACAGATGAGTGCTATCCTTGCCGCACGAATGGCAGACCGCATGGCTGAGCTGCATAGACAGGTTGGCCATACTAAATATACTGCGCTTGATTATGCGCGTAGTATTGGACTTATCAGAAGTGAGAGTGAAGCTGCTGAGCAGAAGTTTAATCAGGCAGTAAATGTAGGTATAAATGAAAATACCAAATATAAACTTTTAGATTTAGATGTTTTGCAAGACAATATAGGCACCGACAAAGAAACTCCGGAGGCTAATCAAAAAGCCATAGATTACATTAAACATGTATTAACTGAAAATGAGCCGGTCACTACAAAAGATTTGTCAAGTGTATTTGATTTTAGCAAGATGAGTGAATATGATCAGCGTCATATTGTTTTGGCAAAATCGCAAAGAGGGCGAAAAAACAAAACGGAAAGGCAGGGAAGAAATTTAACCATCAGTAATCCTAGAGAGATTTTGCAAAATGCAGTTTTAGTTGAGATAAATCCATCAAAGCATTCTAATGAAGTAGACAATAAGTTACGTGAGGATATCAAAGGTTCATTGTCATATAGATTTGTTATACCAGTAAAGTTAAATGGACAGGCTCAAACGTTGGTCATTACTGCTATTGGGACATCTGCTAATGTACTAAAAAAATTAAACGAAGTAACTTTATACGAAGTTTACACAACAAAAATCCCGCCATCCCAGAGACAAGCTTCCCTGAAAGATGGCGGGATAGGGGATGCTTCAAAAGAAACAATTCCCTCTGAATATAGTTTAGCAGAGATTTTAGCAAAAGTCAAAGACCTTAATCATAAACCTTATGTTGATAAAGAAACAGGCAAGCTAATAATAGAAGACCAGATGGCTATAGGCTCTATGAAATTAGACCAGAAAGCATGGCATGGCACGCCTTACAATTTTGAAAGGTTTGATATTGGCAAAATCGGCGCTGGCGTTGGGGACCAGGTGCACGGCTGGGGCCTGTACTTTGCTAAGGATAGAAAAATATCAGAGGCATATAAGGAAGTGCTTGGGGCTGACGCTGGCGCAGTAATTGTAGATGGGGTTACGTACAAAATTGATGAGGAGGGAGATTGGGCAACAGCAGCAGGACAGAAGCTCATTGACAATGATCCGTTAGAATTTGTTCTGGATACGTTTGATGCAATGGGCGGAAGCAAGAATAAGGAAAGTGCAATAAAAAGCTTAAAGGAAAGAATTGCCGGAACCAAAAGAACGGCTAATACAGAAAGCTATATTGCTAAACTAGAAGAAGCGATAAACATTATTGAAAAAGCTGACGTGAAGTACGAAAATACTTCACGCCTGCTGAAAGTGGAAGTTCCAGAAAACAATGTATTGCTAGACGAACAAAAGACTTTCATTAATCAGAACAAAAATGTACAAGCGCTTTTGAAAAATACTATCGAATCTTTGAATGAAGAGCAGTCAATGAAGTTCTGGGAAGAGTTGCTGAATTTCAAATTAAGAGCTTTTGATAATGCTGATAAGGTTCAGTTTAAGATTGATGCCTTCAATAAATTAGCAGATGGTATTGGTAAGCTTATAGAGATCCAGCCTAATACATTTGGCTATAGAGCGCTTGCAAGAAGCTTGAAAAGATACGGATATAGCAAAGAAGAAATTGAAAAGCTAAAGTCAGATGGCAAATATCGTAATCAGGAACAAGAGAAGCTCAGAAGCCAGGCTGCTGCTTTAGAAGAAGAATTAGAGCGTGCCAAAGCAGAAGATGCTGCTGCAAAAGAGAAGGTTATCAACCAGGCAAAAGCTGATGTTACCGGTACGCTAGGGGGCATGTTTTCCGGCAACAAGATTTACGATGCTCTGGCAAAGGCTGTAGGGGAAGAAGATTATAATTGGCGTGGCGCGTCTGAGCTGCTTAATGAGCACGGAATTAAAGGCATAGCTTACGAAGGTATGAAGGATGGCCGCTGCTTCGTCGTCTTCGATGATAAGAGCATTGATATCATAGAGCGTTACAACCAAGCAGCTGGCATAAGTGAGAGTATACATATCGGCACTGAGCTTACTGTACAACGTTCAGCGCAGGAAGTTATTGATGCTTATAATGAACTGGAAGCTATGAAACCAGTAACACTTGAATTTGCAGAGCTGACTGGACTTGACGTAAAGGAACAGCGAAAAGCAGCAAGAAGGAAATTTGATGAGCTGTACAAGAAGGATGGTGACTCAATTTATCTTACTAACAGGTATGGAGATAAAATCAACATTCCTACGGCAGTATTTAAAGAAATTAAGAGACACACAGCTAATATTGACGCATTGCAAGTCATTCCGCATATCCAGCAATTGTTAGATAGAAGTATCTATCTCTACACTACTACCCCAGATATAAATAGAGAAAAGCGTATGACGAGATATGTAACTGAATACAGAACATATGGAGCTAAAGTATTCATTGATAACACTGAATACTTTGCTAAGTGCGTTATAAGGTTACAAAAAAATGGAGAAATTATTCTTCATGATATTGATATAAATAAAAAAATAAAGGATGAAACTTCTGACCGAAGTGCCCCCGGTTACTATCCGGGACTTGGGTCAACAAGTTCATCCTTTGTTATAAATAGTATACCATGGTGGCTGAATGAGGTCAAGACTAAGCTGCTTGATAGCAAAAAACTCATGCAGGAAGCAGGCCAGAAGGGCCTTTATAAAATCAAAGGCCAGACAGCATTTAAAACTACCGGCGAGAAGGTTATTTCTCTGTTCAAAGCTGCAGACCAGTCAACCTTTATGCATGAGATGGCTCATATCTATCTGCATGATATGCTGGCACTGGCAGAATTACCGAATGCTCCTAAGCAGCTGCTGGATGATGTGGCCACGATTAACCGGTGGGCAGCGTGGAATGATACGCAATTTGCCAAAGAGTACAAAGGCACTGCTATGGAGAGTGAATTTAAAAAGCTAAACGAGCAGATGAAAACAGCAGTTGCCCAAGGCTCCGTTGAAATTGAAGGCAGGGCAATGACCTTGGAACAGATGCAGCGGCTCTGGATGCAGGAACGTTTTGCCCGCGGCTTTGAAAACTATCTGAAGAGCGGTGAAGCGCCTACAGAAGCAACGCGCAGTATCTTCCGGCGCTTCAAGCAGTGGCTGACTAAAATTTACCGTGCATTCAGCCAGATTGGCGGTGCTCCGTCCAAAGAGGTTAAAGCAGTTATGGACCGCATGATTGCCAGTGAAGATGAAATCGACATTGCTATGAGAAAAAAAGGCGTGGATGATTTTGCCGAAAGCGGTGGTTTGGACTATCTGGAGGGAAGCACGAAGGACGTATATCGCCGTATGGTAGAGCGCGCCAAGGCTGATGCTGAGGAAAAGGTGCTAAAGATAGCACTGAAGGACGTCAAGGAAGATTACCGGCAGCATGAAAAGGAACTGTTTGAGCGTGAAGAAGCGGAATACCGTGAGAAGCTGGCCGCAGAACCGGTATTTATTATTCAGGAGCATATCAAGAATAACCCTAATATGAGCACGTCCGTTATCTGCGAAACGCTGGGCATGAACGTGGAAAATTACGTCAAGCAGCTTAAAGAGTATGGCGGCAGCTTGGATACTGCAGTAGAAGCTCATATGAAAGAGTTTAAGGAGGGGATAGATAACAGCGGCATAGATGCTCAGTATTTCCGTGAACGTGCGGAAGAAGTGGTGCAGGAGAGCAAATACCGTAAGCTGGCCACGGCGATGGAGCTGGAAGCGTTTGAGCGCATTGCCAAAAAGCAGCGTAACCTGACTACCCAAATAGAGGCCGAAGGCAAGAATGATGCTGCAGAAAAAGGCGTCATTAAGACGGTAGACAAGATGACTAGACAGAGCAAGCAGATAGAAGAGCTTACTGCAGAAACAAAGGAACTGAAGCAGGATAAGCGCGAGCTGCTTGCTAATGTGCGTGGCCTGCGTGATGCAGCGCTTCGTCATTACAAGGACTATGTGCAATTCGTTGAGATGAAGCTGGAGGTTATGCCTATTGAGGATGCCAATAACTACCAGATGTGGCGCAGAAAGTCGGCGCAGGCGCAGTACAATTCCGAGCAGTCTCTTATCAAAGGCAACTGGGATAAGGCCGTCAAATACAAACAGGCTCAGCTGATCTATGACATGTTTGCTGATAGAGCTGTCCGCAATACCAAGCAGATAAAGAAGATTGAAGATGGCCTGAAGCGTAAGCAGCAGACTATCAGCAAGGCGAAGAACATATCTGCAGATGAACGTTATGCGTATAATCACCTTATGTATGTATTTGGCTTTTCCGACGCTGACGCACCGGTGCCACCGCATTATGAGGGCATCATGGAAGTGCTGATGAAAGCAGATGCTACAAGGGAAGAAGGCGGCCTGATGCTGGAGTCTCCGTTCTTCGGACCAGATGGCCAGACCAATCTGCCTGAATGGTTCCTGCAGGCGGCGATGAACAGCAATAAACGTAAAGCAGGGCATAAGGATTTGAGCAATATGCAGGTTGATTTGGTGGCACAGGTTATGCATATCATCTATAAGCGCGGTATGGATAATATGAAGCTGGCCACGATTAAAACCAAGGATGGCAGAACCCTGACTGTTGACGAAGCAGTTGCTGAGATTGAAGGGCAAGTGCGCCAGCGTATGATAGAACTCGCTAACGCTGACCCGACTGGTGCCAATAAAAACAGATGGCAGGATGACGCTGCAAACTTTATAGACCAGGCTGACAGGTTACTGATTAAGCCGGAGGTGGAGCTGAAAAAGCTGGGTGATGTGGCGCTGCGGTATATCTACGACCCGCTGAAGGAAGCTGCAGACAAAGAGCTGAAGATGGCCGTGAATATGCAGAACAAATTAAAAGGACTGTTTGGTGCCTACTCTCCCGAGGAGCTGGCAGATATGCGTAACAAACGCCGCTATAAATTTGGCTCATCGGTTATTACCAAGGAGCAGGCCATTATGATTGCGCTTAACTGGGGTACAGAAACTAACCAGCAGCGCGTCTTGGAAGGCTATCACGTCAACGTAGCGCAGGTTAAAAATGTGCTGCAGTATCTGGATGAGCGTGACTGGAACCTCGTCAACAGTATCTGGAAGCTCTACGATATACATTGGGACCAGATAAGAGAGATTGAAGCACGCATGACCGGTGCCGTGCTGCAGAAGCAGGAAGCCAAAGGCTTTATTGTTGTCGGGCAGGACAGAAAAATCTATACCTTAGATGGTGGCTACTTCCCTATTAAATACGACCTGCGGGATTTGCGTACGCAGGAGCAGGCTGACGCTGCACAGCAATCGGCAATGAGCAACATTGCAATGTCTTTAGGCAAGGGCTTCCTGAAAGAACGTACTCAGCATAAGGTTGAGCGCAGGCTGGACCTAAGATTTGAAGTTATCAGCGGCAGTATTACTGACGTTATTCATCTGGTAGCATTCCGCGAACCGGTACGCGACGTTCGCCGTATCGTTCTTAATGATAATTTTAAAAACCTTGTCTATAATTACCTCGGCCAGAACGCTTACAAAAATCTGAAAAAGTGGACCAGCGATTGTTGGGCGGAAGAACCGATACCGAGGACGGCCTACGAAAAGGGCATGGCCAAGCTGCGTAACGCTCAGACAATGGGAACAATGGGCTTCAGGGTAACAACGGCGCTGCTGAATATCGCTAACGCTTCGAGCGTAGCTCATTATATGGGCGCTGCTGAGCTGCTGCACTCGCTCAAAAAGTTTTACAGTGCCCCGCGTCAGTATACGGACTTCGTTTTCCAGCGCTCTGTATTTATGGCAGAACGTGCGGAAACCATGGATGCCAGCATACATGATGCGCTGAAAGGTCCTAATATCTTGGATGGTATTCCGGGGATTGGTAAGGCTGGCGAGGTTATCAAAAACAATGCGTTTAAGATGATAACCTGGACAGACCTGATGCTGGCGTTGCCGCTTTGGCAGCACGAATACGAAAAGACCTACAATGCAGAGATGGATGCCGGACGTTCGCCGCAGCAGGCGAGGGAAGCAGGCGTAAATGCCGGCGATGCTGCGGTGCGCTGGTGCTTCGGCAGTGGCCGTACGGTAGATAAAGCTGCTATCCAACGCAAGAGCGGCGAGCTGATGAAGCAGCTTACTATGTACTACAGCTATAACTCTACAGTCTATAATGCGCTCAATTATAAATTATGGGAAGCAAAGGTAGGGTACAAGAAGGCCGTAGCAGCAAGTGCGAAGAATAAAAGCATGGCTCTGATGAAAGCTGTAGCTCATGCCGGTGATGCGCTGCTGATGTGGGTACTGCTGCCGGCGGTTATATCTGCTGTACTGCGTGCCGGCGCAAGCGGTGATGATGACGATTGGAAAATCGAAAAGCTCATCAAGAGCATAGGGCAGGAATCTCTTACAGGCATTGTCGGTGGCATACCGGTGCTGCGTGATGCTGTACCTTACTTTATGGCCAAGGTGTTTGATGAGCATCAATTTGCTCCAAAAATTCCTATCCAAAATACCATTGAGCAGACAAACAGAGTTATCCAAAGTGCTGTCAGTGACAAGAAAACTATCAGCTATACGCTGCGGGAGATGGGCAAGCTCACAAGCCAGGTTACCGGAGCACCCAGTACGTTGATAGATAGCTTTACAACAACACTGCAGTATCTGGAAAGCGGCTTCGATGAAAGCGTTGCGGATTATCTGCGCGCCTTGATTTTTGATAAAAAGCTGAAGAAAAATCAAAAATAGTCATTTTGTACTTTACAAAACGGCCTGAAAGCCGTGGTAAAATATTATTGTCAATAAGTATGCAAAAAGCCCTGGCTGATGCCGGGGCTTTTGCGTTATGGAAAGGAGCAGAACATGACAGTACAGAAAGACGTTACTAAAAACATATATGTTGGTAACGGCTCAACGAGGACATTTCCGTTTACCTTTGAGTGTCCTGCAGAGCATCCGGAATATATTAAGGTATATCTGATGCAGGATGATGGCACGGCGCTTGCCACAAGCGATTATCAGCTGGACATGGATGCAAGGCAGATAACATATCCTAGTATCGGAGCAGCTTTGCCGGAAGGCAAGAAGCTGGTTATCATGCGCGAGCTGCCGCTGCAACAGATGATGAATCTTGTCAACAACGGGCCGTACTTCGCGGAAGATGTGGAGCTGGCGTTTGATGAAAACGTAATGGCTATGCAGCAGATAGCCGAGAAGCTTAACCGCAGTATTATCATGAGTGTGGATATAGATGGTGATGCTTTTGTCAATGAAGTACCGTTTGAAGCAGGCAAATCTTTCCGCATAGCCGACGATGGGAAGAGTATTGTACTGACGGAGGACCCGGCAAGAGTGCTGCCATTAGTTCAAGAGGCTTATGCGCAGGCTCAAGCACAAGCGCAGAGTGCATATGCGAGTGCAGTTGCAGCGGCGCAGAGTGAAGATAGTGCTGCTGCATCAGCAAGCGAAGCCGGTAACAGTGCGCAGTCTGCTAGTACGTCTGCTGCAAGTGCTGCGGAAAGTGCGGAGCTTACGAGTGGCTATAAGCAGGAGGCGTTAGCCGCTAAGGCTGACGCTACGGCCTCTGCAACCAATGCTAAGACTAGCGAAACAAATGCTAAGACCTCTGCGGACAGTGCAGGAGCTAGTAAAGAAGCAGCACAATCTGCTGCTACTACTGCTAGTAACTTTGCGTCTGCTGCAAGAAACAGCGCAGGTGAAGCAAAGACCTACAAGGACAATGCAAAAACCTACATGGACAATGCTAAGAATTATAGTGAGAACGTTAATGTGTTTGTTCCTAGTGTGTCCTCTGATGGTGTCTTAAGTTGGACGAATAGAGCAGGCTTGGCGAATCCTGCGAGCGTGAATATCAAAGGTGCAAAAGGCGATAAAGGTGATACCGGTGCACAAGGCTTACAAGGTGTAAAAGGTGACAAAGGCGATAAAGGTGACACTGGCGCACAGGGTATACAAGGTGTAAAAGGTGACAAAGGTGATAAAGGTGACACTGGTGCCGCTGGTGCTCCCGGTGCTGCTGCTTCTATCAGTATTGGTAATGTTGTAACTGGCGCACCCGGTACTGACGTAGTTGTTACCAATAGCGGTACTTCATCTGCTGCTATCTTGAACTTCCAAATTCCTAGGGGTACTCCCGGTGCTGACGGCGGTGTTACTGTTGATACTGAACTGTCTGGAACTTCTAATAATGCTATTGCTAACAAGGCTGTGTATAATGCACTTCTGAATAAAGCCGATACTGATATTTTCAGAGGCTTTATATTGAGTAGTCCTACAGCTACAATAGCATGGCGACAAGGCTCACAGCGTATTGGCTCTATCAACGCAAGTAACTATTCAGGTACGGCAGCTATGGCAACAAGTGATGGTGATGGTAATACAATCACTTCCACCTATGCAAAGAAATCCGATATAAGTGGTGTTGTCAAGAGCGTGAATGGTGTGCAACCCGATACCAATGGTAATGTAGCTATTAATGTTAGCGAAGGCGGTGGGGTAAGTACGTCGGAATCTAACACTTGGACGGGCGAACAGACTTTCCAAAAAATGAAATTTAACTTTGAAAGTTATAATGCACCTCGCATTAGCGGTGCTACTGATAATCCGTCCTCATCTGTGGCAGTATATAATGTGCAAGGCAATTTTACGCTAGATATGTCAGTATTAGCAGGATTATTAAGTAATAGTGACGCTACTTTATTTACTGCCTATATTACTGCAAATGGTTCATACACCCTGAGCATCACTAATGCTGGCACTCTAAAATATGTAGGTAATGCGTCCGATTTAGCTATCACAGCTAACGGATTACTATTAAATATACTGCTAATCAAAAGTAGCAGCGGTGATTTGTCAAGTGTTGTACAGGCAAGTGCATTGTCATGAGGTGATTAAATGGGACTTAATAGATTAATGATGGGTAAAAAAACTTCATCTAGTGGCGGTGGCACCACAGGGGATAATGCGTTTGTTATGACCATGGGACAGCAAGGTTATCAATATGGTTTTTCTAGGTACAATGCTACTTTCGGCGAAGTCGAAGGTAATGTGCAACACGATGGAAAGGCTGTAACGCTAGTAATGTTGTGTTATTATAGTTCTTTTCTTGACTTTGCCTTTAATGTCGAAGGTGTAACAAGTGGAAGCTACAATGTTACCATTAAAATAACATCAATGGAAACAAATACCACGGCGAACATTGAATTTCCGAATATACCATATCAGAGCTACATCCCCGGCTTCTATGAATATACGCAGAATCTAACCTCTGACGCTGCGAATATGTTTTCAAAGGCGAACGTAGGTAAGAAATTTAAAGTCGAAATTGTGTTTAACTAAGGAGGACAAATGAAAACAACTTATACATATAAGGAACAAAATTATTCTAATCTGTACGAGCTTTCCGAAGTGTTGGGGAAAGACGGTGTTTTCATTCCGCTGTCTATCTCTGAGGAATCTCTCAAAGACTTGGGTGTCACTGTGACCACGGAAGAAGAAAGCTTTGAAAGTGTGAAAGAGCATAAAATTCTTACTCTTAAAATTCAACGTGACAATGCGGAAGTGCAGCCTATTGAATACAAGAGTAATCTTTATGATTACGATGAGAAAGCAAGGGACAGAATCAATGCAGCAATTATTGCGTTGGAACTGCAAGGCGAAGGAGCTACAATAGAGTGGACTACGGCAGATAATGCCGACACGCCAGTGACGGCTAACGATTTAAAGATGATTATTGCTGCCGTGGCGGTGCGCTCAAACAAACTGCACACTGCATATCGTATAGCGAAAGAAAAAGTTGAGGAAGCAACTACGGCAGCAGATGTAGAAGCTGTGACGTTTGAAGTTTAATTTATAGGGGTGTAGTGAAATGATAGAACAGTCTTTAGATGCGGCGTTGAATTCTATTATTAACGTCATATCTGGTTGCGTAATAACGTTGCTTATTACTATGTACCGGCAAAAGAAGAAACAAAATGATGCGTTGAAAGCGGGACTGCAAGCGTTGCTGCGTGACAGAATTATCCAGGCTTATAATCACTATGTCCAGGATAGAGGATGGATACCTATCTATGCCAAAGAGAGTATCGACGCCTGCTATCGGAGTTACGAGGCGCTAGGTGATAATGGCGTAATCGACAATCTTATGCAACAGATTAATGAATTGCAGAACTATCCGCCGAAGAACAGAGGTGAAGAAGATGCGTAAATTAATTAATATGTTAAAGAAGAATGATAATGCTTATAGCGTGGGCAGAATCTGTGCTGTTATAGGCTTTGCCGTTTGGGTATTGGTTACATTATGGCTTGCTTTTTTTGCAAAAACCTGGGGCAACTACGAAAGCTGCACGCTGGGTATGGTGGCGCTGCTGTTGGTACAACTTGGGAACAAGGCCATTGAAACAAGAATGTTTAAGGTGACAAAGGAGGAACAAAGACAATGCGTAAGGTAATAGCGGAAGCTAACGATATCAGCTTCGGGGCGGGCATTCTGCTTGTAAAAGATGGCTACAAAATCCAAAGAAAAGGCTGGAACGGCAAGGAGCAATATGTAGAGCTGGCAACATGTTTGAGTTACAAGAATGCTGCTGGCGAGATTATTAATGTAGAGCACCAGGATATTGGCAACCAGGCACTGGCGTTCGTTGGAATAAGAGGTGTACAAATTGGCTGGCTTGCTAGTCAGTCCGATATGTTGGCAAATGATTGGAGGGCGTTTAGATGATTATTACTGGTATGGCACATTTTGAATCCGTATGCAAAAACAAATTAGTAGAATGGTACAACCATGATAGCAAAGAGCATATTACGCTTGAGAATGTGTTTGTGGTTTGGGCGTGCAAAACGCTGCAGAACTACAAGGCACTGCTGTCGACTACTATCAGCGGCGATGGCATTTACGCTGAATATACCTACAACGGCGATAAACAAGAAATGTACGAAGACGTATACAAGAAGGCGTCAAATCGCTGCATCAGAAAGGAAGATTAACCATGATTGGAGATTTATCTAAACGCTATGAGTCTAATGGTGATGCTGGCTGCATCAGCAATGGCTACGGCGACGCTGGAGGAAAATCCTACGGCATGTATCAGCTGTCTATCAACATGGGAGTTGTTGATGACTACATCAGATGGCTGCGTAGAAATGGCTATTGGTTTGCAGAGAATTTAGCAGAGCATCCAGTTGGTAGTCTTGCTTTTGATGAGGCATGGCGCTGGCTTGCCTATAGTAACAACAAAGCCGACTTTGAAAAAAGTCAGCATGACTATATCTGCGATGCCTATTATAAGCCGGCTGTAGCTGCTCTCAAGTGTAACAACTATAATATTGAAAAGCATCATGAGGTTATGAAAGATGTTGTTTGGAGCCGCGCTGTACAATATGGCGCTGGCAACATTGGAGAGATGTTCGCAGAAGCCTGCGAGCAGCTGGGATATCCTAACCTCAGCTATGTTGATGACAGCAGCTTTGATGCTGATATGATCAAGGCAATCTACCTGAAAGTTTGCAGCACTCCGGCATGGACCAACGGCAGCCCTGCTTTAAGACAAGGGTTGTACAGCCGTTTTGAAAGAGAGTGCGCAGAGGCGCTGGAAAGAATTTAAAGCTCATGCTTTAAATATAGTCACCGTGCAAGAGGCTTTAGTTATTCCCTCTCCTATACGCGTAGCATTTTCTGGTAAATTTTGCGTAACAGCCGGTGACACAGTTTATAATGATAGGAGGTGGTATGATGGAAGAGCTGCAAGCATTTGTAACCGACAAGAAGTTTTTAGCCGGCCTTATCATAGGTTTTGCGCTTGGTGCATTGCATCATTACTTCGGACTTTAATTTAGTTATATCCTGAATATCCAATACTACGAGAGACGTAATTTAATACGCGTTTTGCAAAAAAATCACCTACAAACTGTTTCGAAATGGTTATAGGTGATTTTTGCTATGAGGTTAAGATGAGACATGAAAAAATTTGGAATACAAAAATCATCCTTGCTTTTGCCGCTGGGTTGCTTATTGCTGGTGGTGTCTATGTCACTAACCGTGCAGGCTGGCTCACCACAGAAAACGGACGAAGTAACGGAGTACGTGATGACGGAGTATCAGTACAGCAAGTTAAAGAGCAATTTGGCAGAGCTGAAAAAAATCAACATTCAATCACAGACGGCGTTACAGCAGTCGAGGGAAGAGTTGAGAGCATCCAACAGCAAACTGCTGACGTTGCAGAATCAACTGAAAGAGCTGAACAACGTCTGTCTGACGCTGAAAGTCAAAACGAAAGAGCAGGAGAGCTTATTGCAGAATGCGAATCAATCCTTGGCTCAGTTAGAAAAAGAGTTCAACCTAAAGCGAAAACAAATTAAAAGACAGCGTAATATAGCCTACGTTATTGCTGGGTGTGCATTGTATGTAGCGATAAAAAATTAACAAGGGAAATAGAAAAGGCAGGAGCGAATCCTGCCTTTTAGTATAGCAATTAAGCTGCTAAATTTATAGAAATAGTAAAAGTATATACGCTCATACCGTCACGGTTCCGCGGCACCAACATAAATTATGTTGGAACAATATATAGAATGAAAATGCTGATTGAACTTGCGGAAGTCAATCAGTTTTTTTGTGTTTAAAAATTTAAATGCTCATTGTATAATGATAATCTGTTTAAAGTTTTTCGTGCCAACAAAAAAAGCAGCTATTACACATGCAAGGATGACGTATAATAAGTTGCGCAAATTCAATTCAAAAAGATAGACATAGAGACTACCTT